ATGTCAGCTGTGGGGGATTGTACGCCTGACGTTATGAGTGTGTTCGTTGATGGGTCTGTTCCATTCCAGAGTTCCCAGTGTATTGCTGGTGCAAGTCCTGAAGTACAGAGGAAAGGTGGTGTATCAAAAGTATTGAAATTAGTATCTTTTAAGACTAAGAAATGTGAGTCTCCAGAGGATAATTCGATAGCTGGCTCGTATGTGGAATGTTCAACAGGAGGGACATATGTACTTGGTACGGTTTGACCGGAATATCCACCTGGTAAATTTAGATCGAAAGTATTTATAAATGGAAGCCATGTATTTGCAGTATTAACGTATCCAGGTGGGTAGCCGGTGACAGCATAGAAATACTGATTTCGATCTGAAAGAAAACCACCTAAGTAAGCTGGTTCACCTGACGACATCTGGCGACAAGAGCCATAATATGTTCCTGATGATGAGATCTGAAAAGTTGCTTGATAAGTGTTTGTAGATGCAAGGATATACGCATCAGATGAACCGATTGAACCACCGTAGCCGGCAGTGTATTGGATGCCAGAATCGAGAGAATCGTTTTCAAATGTTAAATAAATTTTATTTGTTGTTTGGTGGCCTTGTGAGTCATAGCCGTCCTTTGAAACAAAATAATGACCACCGCCAGCTTTTACATTATCGAAAATTGTCTTATAAGACGGATCACAATATGTGCTAAAGAAAGTTGATGTGTCGCTGAGCCAATCAGGAGAGTCACAAACGCCAGAACCACTACCACAGATAGTTTGATTAGCCGTGACATTGTATACGTAGTCAGTCGGCCCGGATGCGTGAGCGGAAGAGCCAGTCAGCGAAACGATAAAAGCCGAAAATAGCAAAGCCCCAAAAGATAATAAAACATATATTGTAGATCGACGTTGTAATAAATTGTTCCATATTAACCCTTTCATTTTTCGATCTTCCACCACTTAGGAAGAAAACGAATGATTACTTTGTATGTTACGTAGATTAATAGCGCAGCGTGATCGAATATGAAAAGTTTGAAGAATATCTCTCCGATTTGTTGGTTCGTGAATGTATCGAACATTTACCACCCCCGACCTGACATAACTTCGACAAGTTTTCTAAGCCATGTTGAGACGATTGTAATTGCCAGCAACGGTATAAGAATAGGGGCAAGAATAATGACGTATTGTATAAACAAGCTTACCACATCTGTTTGAGTCATTTTATTCTGCTTCCTATTCTTAAAGTACGTTGTTGTTTAAAAGGTTTGTCCCGTGAGGGGACGACTGGATAGGGATGTACTGGGGTGATCGATTAAGCGTTGATTTCTTGCTATACCGCTGTGGAGTTATAGCACCCCTCATTATACTACTTTGCGTCGGTGTCGAAGATTGCTTGTGCTAACACTAGTTGTGTTGCATCGAGACGAATTTCCATTGTAAGCTTTTTATTCTTGTCTGACGTTATCACTAGTCGTTGGTACTCTACAGCCTTGCCGTCTCGTCCTGTGAATGATGCGTTCTTGATATTTACCTGAGCCATTAATGTCCCCTTAAGGTTACGTTTACATTTGGAGAATACCACTCGGATATTAGTGGGGTCAATAGATCAGGTGTATTGTACAACACTATTGGTTTTTTTAGCCTCTGTGAGACCCAAACTGAGCGTCCTTTAATAGCTTCTTTTGTAACATATTTTGTAACATAGTGAGCCGTCGCAGTTTGGTCTCTGATATGTTCGATAGAGGAAAAACCCCAGTCCCAGAGTGGTATAGAAAAGTATTTCTTCGATACTGGCGAATATTCAAAAGGGACATTATCGCTAAAGAGTCCATGGAGATGGATATACCCTGATTTGTGAGTTTCTGCGACAATGTAGTACGAGACATTTCTTCTCCTTAATCGTCGTGTAAATAACTTAAGTCTATCCCTAATTTCGTCCACTGTTCGTGAAGCTTGGCTAGGTCTGAAGGTGAGAGTACCGAAGTAGGCAAAGTTGCCAGATAATGTGTAGTCACGGACGCGAGCCTTTCGCCTAGATAGTACCTGCAACTGGCTGAGATCGTCGGATCTTCCATAAAAGGGGATATTAGAAATCGTAGTTTGACTATTGCTGAGTTTATTTTTAAAACCTGGTCGAAATTTGTGTTCATCGAGGACAACTATTTCACTTTCTGTCGTATTAAATTCAACGTATTCTGATGTTCCATTAGGATACAACTTAAGTCGGGTTTTGTAAATGTTTGACATGGTAAGTCTTTCGATAAATTTTAGAGTATGTAGCACGTTAGAGGTCACAATTGGTATATAGGTCAAGTATAGGCGCGGACCTTGCGCGGGGCGTCGAAACGCCCGCGCAAGTGCCGACCAAAACTATACTCCGTGTGAGAGTAGGCTTCGGATTTTGTGGAAACCCCAACGTACTAGGCTGATTCCGACGATTACGCCGACTACACCGATGATGTAAGGGGCGAAAAGCTGGAATGTTGCTAATAGAGCTGTAGGGTCGAATGCTGTTGTTAGAGCGGTGACGTCTGCTGTTTGCATGGCTTTTCTTTTATCCTTTCTCTCATCCGCTTTGGGTTGAGGTTTGTGTGGTAATGCGTGGTGTTGTGTCTATGGATTGTTTTACTATTTCGTAAGTATCGTATTTGGCGTATATATCATCGTGTCGTTTCCATATCCATATGTCCATGACTTTGCCAGAATAATCGTTTTTTTCAGGGTCATATGAAAGAGTTGATGGGTCGCGCCAGAATTCGATTTGTAGGTTTGCAGTATGTCTACATTGTACTTGAGCGCGAAGTTGTCGGCGGTACGATATATCGAGATCTAAAAATTCTTGTAGTGTTCCAAGAATTGTTTTATTTGCTTTTCGTTGTTGTTGGATGGACATGAGGGCGTCAGCTGATAGACTTCCCTTCTTCTTAGAGCGCAGAAGCGTCTGTATTTCGTCAAGCAGGTATATTACCGGAGTTCGTCCAAAGTCCTTCAGAAGGAGGTCTGTGAGGGCTTCAGGGTCTACTCTCGTGAAGTTTGTGAAGCCAGTTAGTGTAATATTTGAGAAAACAAGCGTATCTGGATATTTTTCCTGTAAGTATTGAGCATAGTGTACAGCTGAAATTGTTTTTCCAGCACCTTGGTGTCCAACGAATAAAACCATGCCGACTGGAAAGCTATTTTTTGAAGGTGTTGCCTTTTTAAAAAGTGTTTTATAAAAGATTTTCACTAGCGGAGACCCCTAAATACACCTACAATCATTTTGATAGGGAAAGCAACGACAAAAATGGTTATAAGGATGAAAAGGCACAGCATTGTCAATGACCATGTAGCAGGTGTAATACCGAGGACGAACAAGAACCATATGATAAAGTCATTGACCGATTGAATGGTTGAATTTACCCACTGAAAGAAATCAGTGATGCCTTGTGTGGCTTGCGGTGCAAGCGCATTCACAAGGAGATCGAGCGGAGCAACAACGATGCTGACGACAGCAACGACAGCCTGAACAAGTAGTGCAACAATTCCGGTTAAAAAGTCAGCCCATACCATTTTATTTACGTCCTTTCGTGTAGCTCGTTCTGTGGCGCGAAACTTGTGGATGTGTTGGTATATCTGAGCGAACACCACCGCTCGGATCGCCTTCTTTTAATGGAGAAGGAAGCTTTACCTTGATGCCGAATAGGGAGAGTATACCAAAAACTAATAGTAGGAGCGAACCACCGGACATAATCATATTCATCATTATCTGGATACTGTGAAATGGTGTACCGTTGCCGAGGTAGAGTGAAGAGACCCTATCGCAGATAGATTGTGGGAAGTCCTGGACAGGAATGTAGTCAGATGTAAAGTGTATGGTTGAAACCCAGTTTGTATCGCAGAAAGAGGGGTTAATTGCTTGTAATTGTCCGACGACAGTGACTAGACCGGAGAGAGTTGTTGAGATTATACCGAAGTGTAGTTGTTGACCCATAGAACAGAAATAGTCAGAAATGTTGCCAGAGTCACAAGTTGAATAGAGTGAGCCGTAGTCAGTCATCGAGAAATTTAAAACAGAAGTTTGAGAAAAGTACATGTCGCCAGTTCCACAATCGTAGTAGGCAGTAAATGAGTAGTGTTGTGCGTGTGTGTAGAGATCATGGTAGTAGGGTACTGTTGGTGATTGTGTGCCGGAGTCGATAGGTTGTGGGTCGCCGTATGAATCGTTAGTGGAGAATAGCTGGTAATGGATTATTGGTGTTGTGCCCGAATAGCAGAGAAACGGTGGAGTATCTATAGTGTTAAAAAAGGTGTCTTGCAT